TTATCCCTCCATTTCTTGAAGGGTTTTTATAATTTCATCTTTCTTCATTCCATATGTGTTAACCCCTTTATCACTGGCTAATTGTTTAAGTTCTTGCCATGAAAGAGAATTATAATCTATTTTTTTATTTTCTTCTTCGATTATTTTATAATTTTCATCTTTACTAAGCCTTTTTATTATTTCTTTGTCAACAATTTCCCATTTTAAACCAGTATTTTTGTTTAAGAACCACATAGTTTCACCCCTTTTTAAATAGAATAGGGGGATAAACCCCTATTCTATTTAAGCTTTGTTTGCGGTTAATACAGCAATTGCTTGAGGTTTGATTAATTTTGCACCATATAGAGCCAGACCCTTCACGGCATCAGCGAAGAAGTTTTCAGGACGGTATGCTTCAACATTGTTAATTTGCTGAGCAAAAGCTATAGCACCTTTGTAACCAGCGATGATTTTATACTTTGTACCAGCCGTATTAGGAACGTTGTTGGATTTGAATACTTTCATTCCATCCACTTCGCCAATATAACCAGTAGCCATGATTTGAGGGTCTTTAGTGAATCTGGCATCCTTCAGTAGTAGACCGTGGAACCAGGCAGGAACAATAACAAATCTGTCTATTTCAGGCACATTATTTTCATCTAAAATAACCCCTAAATCAACTAAATAGTCATACGCATTCGTAGAAGTTGGGACAATCGGTGTAGTATCATCACCGATGGTATTGCCAGCGGCAACGCCGGTATAAAGAGAAGCAATATAGGTATCCATGACATCTTTTAGGCCATAAGCTGCTTCACGCATACCAATATCCAATAGGTTAACATTGGCCTGTGCTTTATCCACATCATCGACTTTGAAGTTGAAATATTTTGCTTGGTCTATCATCAAGAGAACCTGTGAAGAATTTAATTCTTCAGGAGCACTAATACCAGTAGCACCGTCATAAGTACCTATACTAACAGCACCTACACTGTTGATTTTCACAGTGTCGCCAGCTTGCCTGATGTCACCTTCATAATCAGTATTAACTACAGTACCATAGACTAGAACTTTTTTAAGATTTTCATTAAGTCTTGCACTCCAAATTTGGGGGATAAAGTTAGTTACTGCCATTTACAACACTCCTTATTTATTATTATTTTTTAAAAATGCTTGAATTTTATCCCAATTTTTGTTAATTTCATCTTGAGACATGGACTTAATTTTCTCAAATGTCAGACCTGAATCTCCACTACTAGGAGGAACATAACCACTCCCTTTGAGTCTTTCTTCGACTATTTCCTCAATATACTTAGAAAATACTTGTTCTAACTTTTCAATATTTTTAATTGTATTTTCTTCATTATCGGCAACTAGAAAATCAATCAAATCCAATGGAAGTTTCTTTTCGTTGGCTATTTTAATAGCTTTATTAATAAGGGTTTCTCTTAATTTTTCAGCTTCCATCTTAGCCAACTGTGCTTTAATTTTTTCTAATTCGATATCTTTTTCATCCTTTTGAGGAAAACGTTTTTTAATCTCGGCATCAATTAGTTTTTCTAGGTTGTTTTGTTTCCAGGTTTCCAAACCTTTAGAAAAATAACTGTCCAACTTTGGTTGTATTAATTTTTTACCTATTTCACTTTCTAAAAACTGCTGTACTCCCTCTGGTGTTGGCTGTTTTAACCCCATGAGGTAGTTTTTTACTTCTTCATTATCCTTGTTTGCCTCGAAAAAAGCCTGAATATCTTTTAGTTCCATTACTAACCCATCTCCTTTTCTGCCCTTGTTGTACCAGTGGCCCAACAAGTGCAAAGATTTTAAAATAAATTAACTAATATTACATAAAATGTAAGTTTTTTATACTTTAGAAAATTATTTTAACCTATCTTTTTGCCACTCTTCGTATGTTTTGTATAATATAAATTCTTTCGTTTGATTATCCATCCTAGTTGACGGTTTCCAATCATCGAGGTATGGAATATAGGTACTCCTGCAATTAGGATGTGCTGGTAGGTTCGGCTCTTCACCTAGATTATAGACTTTTCCATCTCTAGAACGGCATATCTGAGAAGTTCTACCATCCAAAGTAGCTACATATATTACCTTTTTTACTCCTGTATCTGTCCATGCAGTTTTCTGTCCTTCATACCATACCCTGGCTGTTTCTGTACGGCATATACGAGTAGCATTGTATCTACCTATATTCATTTTTTCATTTAGGTTTTTAGACATTGTTTTAATATCCTGGCCTTTGGTTACGCCATCAATAATGACAGCTTTTACGTTTTGTTTAAGTTTTAGTTGATTAGCATATAACCTTTCTGAAAACTGTAGTCCCTCAATTGGCATATTTACAAGAGTTTCAATCACTTCTGGCTTCAGTAGGTTGAAATTGATATTTATTTTAAGATTCTTTTCTAAAATATAGATATTTCTGTAATAACTATCTTTCACTACTTGAATTAATAATGCAGTTAATATAGCTGCTTCTGTTGTTGAAATTTCTTTGGTTACATTTGAAATTTGTTCATCTAGTTTTTTTAACCTTTCATACTTTTTTAATTCGTTATAAAATTGCTCACCATTAGAGGAACCATATTTTTTAAATAAGTCAAAAATAATCTGTTCTAATTGCTTCTGGCTTGAATCGTATACCTTCAGGATTTTTTTTAATTCTTCCTCTGATATATTTAGAATTATTGCGAATTGCTTAAGTATATCCTTTTCAATAGACATAAAAAATCACCTAGCTTTGCTGTAGGTGTTGTTGGAGAAGTTTTTGAATTTCTTCAGGTGTCATGTCTTTACCAATTTCAGCGTTCAATCTTTTTTGTTCCAGTTCAACAGAGGTGACAAATGGTATTTGCTGAATTAGAGTTTCATTACTTACATGTCCGCTTAGATTTTGAATGATTTGGCTCCATTCGAGAATATTTGTAGGAACGTTTCTAGTGAATACTAGCTCAATACTTGTCCAATCGTAATTTTTGTTTTCTTTTATTTTTAGGTATTTGGCAAAAAATTTTAATCTATTATAAATTAAACTTCTTAAATATTGCTCATTAACAGAAATTATATTTTCAGTTTCTTGAAGTTTTACTTTTAATGCGATACCTGAAACGTTACTTTGTATCTGAGCAGTGGATAGAATAGCGATGTTAGCTTGTTGAATAATTTCACGTTCAATTCTATCTAATACTTTTTCGATGAAATCGGCATCAATTTCCTTGATTAAAAATTTTGCTTCACTTTCTTTTGGCATCTTTAAAATTCTATTGGTTTTCATCTTTTGCAATTCTGAATCATCAGTACCTTCCACGCCAGTTAACGCCAGATAGCAGTTTCGAAAGTATTCCAATTCATTTACGTTGAGACTGTTAACTAAATCATACATATCAATCAAAGATATATGTTCCTCGAAATCACCCTTGCATTCTTCATTATTTTTTAATTCAAAAACAGGACATTCACCGAATATATTGTTTATTCTATTTATTTCCAGCAAGTTACTTAAATTAAGTTGGTAAGTAATAATTTCTTTGTCTGTATATATATCAATATATTCATTATTATCATACTGTTTTTTATATTTTCTAATAGCTATCAAGACACGGTTTTCAACAGTATTGTCAGTTAATACAATCATTTCCAAGGGTGAGAATGAGGCACATTTAAATTGTCCTTGATTATCAATATATACAACTTCATATGCTTTACCATGTATCTGAGCTTTTTTATTTAATCTAACGTTATGTAGTGGTTCCCAACCTTTGAAATATGTTTCAATTTTTGACAAAAATTCATTATTTTCTAGATTAGAAGAATATGTAATTGGTTTTCCTAAATAATAACCTAACAAAAAGTTAACTATTTTTTTGGGGTAATTGATTATCACTCTGTTTTGTGGTTGGGTTGTATCCCCAAAATCCTTAAATTGGATAAATGTGTGATTTCCTTCATAATAGTTCTGTAGTTTTTGGTAATGCGATTGATTTAAATTTAATTCATCTAGCATTTTTTGAATTATTTCATCCAGTTTTTATCACCTCACTAAAATAGTAATTCCGTTGGTAATACTTTCAAACTCCTATACTGCCCTAGCAATTCAACTGCTCCATAAAGTGAATCAGCAGCATCATCATTTTTTGCTTTTATTGAGTAATCTTTAATCTGATTGTTGTATAACCTGTTAGCAAAATTAAATAATATATATCCCGCTTGAATATCCGGCTGGAGGGACACTATTCTGCTGTGTTTGTTTGCTCTTGAATTAACTCCAATGACAGGAATATATATTTTAGCTTCCCATAGCGCTTCCTCGAACTTCTTTTTCATGTAGTCCTGAGCTTGAATAGTCTCAAAACCAATCCTATCTACAGGGAAAATTTGTAGTTTTTCAATGGCAATTTGAAATAATTCATCTGGTAAAACCTTATGGACACTACCATCTAAAACATATTTCTGTTTCGTTTTTCTGTCCATTCCTAGAATAGTGATAGCTGAGAAGTCATTTTTTCTACCTGATTTTACCGCCGGGTCTATATACATGACTATTTCTAGTTGAGAATAATCAGGTAACATATCCCAGTATAGAAGGTTCTGGAAGATATATTCATCTGCTGATTTAGGTTCATTCATTAGTTCTTTCCAAAAAGCCAAATCACCATCATCAATTTTCTTTTTTATTAAGTCGTAATAACTCCACCTATCCGGCCATAGAACCTTAGCACCCTGGAGCATATCTTTTTGATTAGCAACAAAAAAAGAATAGGCATCTTGTTCCCTATTCTCATTGCTTAGGTCAGTATATATATTCTGCCATATATCCCATAGGTCTTCCCTTTTAGCCCATGATAGAATAGCCTGTTTTTTAATCTTTCTCCATCCTGTAGTTTCAGGTTTCAGTAATTCGGAAATTAAATCATCCTCTGAAAGAGTGGTTCCTACTACCAGATAGTTAGTGTAGCTATCACCCAGATTTAGAACAACTTCTTTAAATAAGTTTTTGACTTTTTCATTTTTGGATTCGCTTTCAATCATGGAATCCACCAAAATATCATCGCATATAACTATTTCTGGCCTACGTCCTCTCCATTTGATACCTCTTAGGGTGGAAAGAATACCTTTCGCCATTATACAGGAATTATTGGTTAACCAGATTTCTGAAGCTGACCATTTTTCAGGAGATTTTAGATTACCAAAATCTTCTATAATTAGTTCATTTGAAATTAGTTCTGCTTTTATATCATTCATTATTGAAATTGCCAGTTCATCGCTAGCTGATATCAGAACGATGAATTGTTTCTTCTGATATAGAATTAACCAAAGAACAAAAAGAAAACTCACTATTTGAGTTTTCCCATGATTTCTAGGAATAACATATAGAAGTCTTTCACCATCTTTTTGAATAAGAAATTTTAATTCATTCATTAGTTCAATATGAAAATCTCCAAATGGACGAAAAAAATATTTCCCAAAGTAAGCTAATGCAAAATATTCTATATCATGTTCTGCTAGTAGTTTTCTTATTTTTTGTAGTGAATATTTCTCAAGTAGTTTTTTGATTTTATCTTTAGTAAAGTGTTTTTTTAGATATTTTAGAAGTAGTTTTTTTTCTTTAATATCCAACTAAATACATTCCTCCTTTTCTCTTGACGTATTTTTTTAATAATGTTATCATAACGTTAACTTATTTAAAGGGGGTTAACGCTATGAAAATTTCTTGGAAAAAAATAAAAAATAAGTATTACCCATATCTGGAAATGACAGAATGGGATAAACAATTAAAAAAACCTAAAACCATATCTATATACCTGGGTAATACTCCTAAAAAAGCTGAGAAAAAATTAAATGAGTTATTGATGAATGATTATAACCTTTCTGGATATGAACGTGCTAAATTATTTCATGATTTTAAAGAAAAAATAAACGAATTAATGCCGATTAAAGACGATGTTTTAAGTAATGCTTTAGATGATTTAATTAAAATTAGAAATAAATATAAAAATAGGATTGATATAGTTGAACCAATTGACAATGTAATAAGGATTTTAGAGGAAAAATTGTGATTTTCTCATATTTCCAAAAGGTTGAAAAATACCTTAAATTTTTTTAGGGTGTTACCCTCCCCTTCTCCTCCTGAAATTTAGAAGGTGGGGGTTATTTTCGCTATTTGTATACACAGAAATACTTTACCGCAAAATAATAAGTCGGTTTAAAATTCCTGATAATATAACATTATCGCAACCAACAGATAAAAATTTTATTCCGATAAGAAAGATTATGTAAACCATTTGAATCGCTGTAAGCCTTGATATTACTAGATACTATTATACTTTACAATATTTTCGCTACATTCTGCTGGTTTTTTCTTGATTGAAACTAAATAAAACAAACATTTTATTAAGTCATAACCTCAAATTCTGGTTCAATAGGATTTTCTTCTTCAAGCATTTGCATGAATTCTTCTTTTTCTTTTCGTTCTTCAATCTTCGGTTCTACCGTAATATCTACCTTCGTAGAAGCCTTCCCTAGTCCTCTATCCATGAGATATTTAATCAAATCTGCCTTTACATGCTCTGATTCAGCCCTATCGATTAGGTTTAAAGCCTTTTGGAATAGATTTTCCTGTTCCATTCTGATACGGTCATCTAAAAACTTGACACGCATCTGCAAAACTCGTTCTAATTCTCTTCTGAATATTTCCTGCTCTCTCCATCTGAACAAAGTGTTTCTGTGAACACCTAGTCTTTCGGCTACTTCGGTGTAGGTTAAGTCAGTTGTAGTTAATAACTCAATGGCTTGCTTCTGTTTCTTGGTTAACTTTTCATCTAAAACATTAGTTATGTCTTTCATATTTCACCACCTTACACCCATTTATTATTCTAACGAAGTTCTCTCTGTTCGCTTCATCAAAGGTAACTATATGCTCCTATCTTCACCTTCTCAGGTATCATGTCTAACCGTATTCCTTAAATTAAAAATTTCCTTCTTCAGTTGTTTATATGTATTTAAAAATTTTTGTAACCCTCTATTCCTTTTATATTCTTCTTTTGCTTCTGTCACATCATTTTCAAACACAAAATAATATTTCCCTGGTGTATCTTCATCTTCATGTAAATGGTAGTTATATCCCTGACTGACTAACCAGGCAGCTAGATTCAGCGAATATATTTTTTTCATTTGTTCTCCACCTTTCTAGAGTTCTATAATTTCACATTTATTCACATTAAGAATTAATTCTTCATATGGAATAAGATAACCAATACTTCTGTACCATTTCTCACCTGTCACACTATTCCCATTCCATTTGCCATAAACTTTCTTGAATCTGTCTTGGTTTATTTTAAAATAATCTCTAACTTCCTTCAGTGGTAAAGTTAACATCTTATCATCCTGGCCTCCGAAAACAATCAAAATGAAATCTGCTTCAGATGTCCAGAACCATCCATCTTCCATAGTTCTATTATTCTTAACGACTTCTAAAAAAACATTGCCAGTTCTTGTTATGCTGGAATCATATTTCACATCTACACTCACTTTTCTTCCATTTTTTAATGTAAATATAAAATCAATACCTTTAGAAAAATATTTTGGGTTCTTCGTTACATCCTCAACATCTATTATCTGTTTCTTTTTTATTAACCAATTATAAATTAACCGTTCCCCTCTATCTCCATTCCTCTTATCTTTATTGAAATTGAATTTCATAATTAATTCCTCCTTTAGTGAAAAAATAAAAATAAAAAAGAAGGTGTTAAAAGCACCTTCTTAAAATCGTTATATTCAATCCTAAAAGTAACAAAAAAAAATTAATCCTTATTTTTAGTTAAATTCAGTCGTATTTAATCAAATATCTTTATTTATTAAAAATATAATAAATTTATACTACCACACCAATAAAGTAAAGAATAAAAGGTAAGTATATATATTACTTAATAATTTCATTATTTAATAAATCTATGCTAATACATTCTTTATCTTTATCACTTAAAAAAATATGAGGCATATAATATTCATTAGTTATTTTTTTTAAAAACTATTACCCCATATTTAACCATGTAGTAATGTATAAGTTAATTATAGTTGATTATATTAAAATATCTCTATATTGCTTTAATTTGCTATATAGTTTGATTTCAGATACTACCACACCAATAAAGTAAAGAATAAAAGGTAAGTATATATTATATGTTAATATAGGTTATTATTATTATTTTATTAATTGATAATATAAATTTTTAATATCTATTTCTTTATCTTTTTCAATATTAATAAAAATAATATTACCTTCATTATTAACTTTTATAGGTTCTACTGATATTGAAGAAATAAAATAAGTTGTGGCCTTGCTTGTATAACTATTACCTTTTTCAACAACTTCAATATATTTTTTATTTTTTAACCAATTTAACCAATTATAAAGTGTTTTATCAGCTAAACCACTATATTTTAACAAATCATTTTTACTAATATAAAAAGGATTACTACCGTAATATTTTGCTAGACATACAAATGTAAAATACAATAAACTTGGTGCATTTGTTTTTGCTTTCATTTCTTTTTTCCCTTGTCTTTGTATTTTTTTTATTAATCTAATTTCTTCCTTAGAAAAATATAATGTTCTTGTTTTTAAACCTTCAGCAATGTTATATTTATTACTACTATATACACATTTCACTATTTCACTAGCATTTTTGATTGCATTATTTTCATTTTTAATAAAATCTAAATTTCGTTTAGTCCATTTGATTAATTCTTCTTCTGCTTTATCTTTGTCAAAATTTAATATATCCCTAAACCAAACTGCAATTTGAAATGCCCATTTATTACGTGTTCCATCTTTTCTTAAACCATTTTTAAATTTATTTTCAATTGCTCTAATTTTAAAATCCAATGAAGGAGCAAACTTAAATTCTACATATTCTTCATCTTCAAATTCATTTTCGTAAATTTCTTCAATGTCATTATTTTTTGTTTCCATTTGTTTGTTATGAATTTTTTCATTAGTTTCTTCCTCTTTAGATTCTTTCATTGGTTGGTCAGTTAGGCGACAAATAAAATAAATTAACTCATTATCAATCTTATCTATATTGAGAAAATAAATATAATCCTGATATTCATGTTCAAAGTATTCAAAATTATCATTTAAAATTCTTGTGTTTTTACCTGTTTTTTGATTGATTCCAAGAGATAATTTGATTCCTTTTTTTGCAGTTGGCCTAACTTCTATTTTTTCATTCCAGCGTTTTTTATTTATTTTATTGCCTGCAAGAAAACATATTTTATTACCAAACTTTTCAATTTGTTTATATTTCATAGGGTATTGAAAAAATAATTCGATGTGATAACCTTTATTACCACTATAAGTAACCAAAATATTTTTCCTTGGAATACCATAATTAACCATTGTATTAACAATTTTTTCAGTATCTTGTTTTGCTTCTTCTCCTGTGTCTACATCAAGGCATATCCAACCAGCATATTCCCCCCAGGGGTATATTGACAAAGCATGATTCCTGTTTAAATGGCCTTTTATTATGTTTAAATCTAAATAAAGCGGAATAAATTGCTTCCGATGGCCTTCTTGAATTTCTTCATTTTGTTTTTTAATTTTTTCTAACTGTTTTTCTGTACTAAAGGTAATATAGTCAATATCTTCTTGATTTCCTTGCAATGCCCATTTTCTGATGTTAGGTGAATACCATTGCATAATTTTATGTGCTGTCATTTCTATGAGTGAAGTACCACCATATTCATTACTAAACTGCTCTTTAGTTATATCATGTTTTTTTAAATGCCTAGCAAAAACCTTATCTGTAATACTTTTGCCACAGTAGGGGCATTTAATCTTTGTTTTATAGTTGTAATACTTTACAAAATTATCAAAGTCCTTTTGAGTGAAATTGCCAGTAAAAAGCAATTCAGTTTTTTTATTTTCTATATCAAGTTCTTTTTGTTTTATCTGTTTTTTATTTAATTTTGTTTGTGTAAATTCGATTAATTTTGCACCACGTTGAAACGCTTCATCAGGTATTAGTTTAAAATTATTGTTTTTGACCTCACCCAATATTTATGACCTCCTTTTAATTACATAGCAACTATCATTTCTTTAGCTTCATTATATCTACTCATTAGCGTTCTTAATTTTTTACTATCTTTAAAAATGAATATTTTTCTGTTGCTATCTTTTTTATCAGTTTTAGTTTCAAGCAAACACATTCCATTCAACATTAACCATCCCGCCATACGCTGCTGAATTATAACTATTGTTCCATTATTCATTTTTACGACCTCCTTTTTAAACTTTGATATACTTTGACCATTATATTATATAATATATAAAAGTTACTGTCAAAGGTATTTTCAACCTAACAACTTTCAATATCCTATAAGCAATTTTAAAACTTATTTTTTATTTATTATTTCATTAAAATTTTTCTCAAATGAAAGCATTTGTTTTCGAATCGTTTCAAGCAATAATAATATTTCGTCAGACGTTTTCAAAATTCTATCAGCAGTATTATTCATTTTCTGAAACTCATCAGTCATTTGTCATCCTCCTTTCTCAGCTAGAAACTTAAACAAATTTTGCAAGTATTTTAAAATATATTTTTTTTTTTTTTTTTTAAAATATACCTTTCCATAAGTAATATAAAGGGAAAAAATTAAACAAAAAACTTGGTATTTTTTTTGTTAAATTTATGTTAATTTTTTTATCTCAAACCTGTTCAGTATATATACAGATAGAAAATTAAACAAAAAATATAAATTATATATCTAAATTTCTTTCTTCTCTTCTTATTGGTGGTGTAGTTTATAGATAATCATATCTTTAATAAATAAAGATATTTAACTAAATATGCTTAAATTTGAACCAAAATAAGGATTAAATTTTTTGTTCACCAGTAGAAGGTATAATATGTTTTTGTTTGATAAATTCTTGTCTGTCTATGGATTCGGGGAGGGAGAGGAGTTCAAAAAATTTACTCACTGGTAAATCGAACGACGTCGTTCGATTTCCAAATACTTCAAAAACTCGTATGAATCTATTAGCATGTTGTGGAGTAATATTAATATCTTCCTTACACCACTTTTCCCATTCCCCATGTACTAAATCATTCTCCTTTACATGTTTTAATCGCCTCCCAATTTCAAATATAGCATGACCGGCAATTTGTTTGTAGGAATTAATTTCGGCAGTAATTACATTAATATCATTAGAAAGTTCATTATTATTTTTAATTGATTCAAAAATTTTATAGTTAGGCAGTGACGTATACGTCACTCCTTGAAATTGTTCATATGCTTTGATAAAAAAAAGAGTGTCTATTGTGACACTCTAATTTAAAATGATTAATTTAATTTATCTAGTTTAATTTTTAATGCTTCATTTAAAGAAGTTTTGAAATTTATCATTTTATAACTAATTAGATTTTTAACAAAATCTTTAAATCTTTCTTCTTCATTTTCATTAAAATATTTCCAAAAAACAATCTGCAATTTTGCTAATATAAATCTTGGTTCTTCGGAAAAAAGTTCTAATAATTCACTTAAATTCTTATCGTAAGGAATTTTTTTATAATGCTTCACTTTACAATCATTTAACCAACTAGAAAACCTTTTTTCATCTGTTACAACTAATTCGCCATTCCGGTAAGTTAACATTTAATTACCCCCTTTTGTAATAGTAAGGTAATTATATGTTAGTTTATCAAATATGTCAATACTAATTTATCAATATATTCAACTTTTTTCATAAAGTAAATATAATATTTTTTTTTGTATTATAATGCATTTGTTTATTAAGTTTATTTAATTCTTTTAATATTACTTTAGCTTTATTTAAACTTTCTTTATAAGAAATACAAGGGTTTTCTTCGACCACTAACATAAACAATCTATCAATTGTCCAACCTGTATTTTTATAACTACTGTAGCGTTTCACTTCATAAAATACCTCCTAATGTTCTATTATACATAAGGGAAAAAAATAAACAAAAAACTTGGTATTTATTACATAATTTTTTCTAAAAATTTTAAAAAATACTCAGATTTTTTTATTTTATCAATTGAATTAAAAATATATTTACTAACAGTGGTATAATCTAAATTCAACATTTTTGATATTTCTTCTTGTGTTAAATGATTAAAGAAAAACATATATGTACAAGAATATTGTTGTTTACTAAGCAACTCCTTCATCATCCTTAATAATTCATTTTGTAAAATCTTATTTTGAATAAGTTCCTCAACATTATTAATTTTAAACTCTATAGGAGTAAACCCTACATTAGAAGATTTATACGATTTTGAAGATTGGTTAAATCAGAATGGAGCTAACAAAGACAAATGGAAAAAGGATAAATTCGATTTAGATGATGCTATAACTGGTAGTACATACCAGATTTTTAGAAATCATATACAGCTTGTAGAGTGGCCTTTTGTATGTATCACTGATACCAAATTTGGTACCAATCCCAAATTTGAAAATTTATCAAAAACTTTTATCATTTTTATTTAATAAAAGGCGCACAGACGCAAATAAACGCCCATATTTGGCGTTAAAGATGATGGGATAAGGTATTTATACTACCCTGAAAATTGAACGCCATATTTGGCCTATTTTTTTGAAAAATAAAAAATTGAATTTCTGAAACCCTTGATTTATAAGGGTTTTTAGTGTGTCAAAAATTGGTAAAATCATAAAAATTCAACCTGAAAAGTTTATTTATTTTATTGACTCTTGCCTGTTGTCTTTTTATAATAGTGACATCTAATAAAAGGAGTGAAAAAAAATGACAATTCCAGCGGTCGCATATTGTCGAGTTTCTACGAACTCGAAAGACCAAAAAAACAGTTATGACGCACAAATTAATTTTTTCAGAGAAATGTCCAGCGAACTAGGGTATGAGTTAGTAGGCGGTATGGGAACTTTTCAGGATGGTATATATGCCGACAGGGGTTTGTCTGGAAAATCACTAGAAAAGAGACATGAATTTCAGAAAATGATTCAAGACGCGAAAACAGGTAAATTTCAAGCAATTCTAGTCACTAATGTAAGTAGGTTTGCTAGAAATGCTGTTGATGGTATTGATGAAATTAGGAAATTGAAAAAATACAATGTGTATGTCCATTTTTTGAAAGAAAATATTAAATCATGCAATCATTCAGATGAATTTTTAATTGATTTTTTTATGGTATTCGCGCAAAACGAACTTCGAGAAATGTCAAAAAAAATACAAGATGGTATAAGAAAAGCACAGAGGAAAGGGGTTTGGACATCCCAACCACCATATGGTTATGATAGAGTAAATGGTTTTCTTCAGATTAATGAGAAAGAAGCAGAAATTGTTAAAATGATTTTTACTATGTATGCTAATCAAAAAATGTCTATTAACAAAATTAGCAAATATTTAAACGAAAAAAATATTTTAACTAAACGTGGTAAGAAGTGGCAGCATACTACCCTGAGACATATTCTACAGAATCCTATCTACATAGGACAGCAAATTGGGCATCAAAGAGAAATGCAAGATATTTTCGCTAACATAATAAGAAAAACAGATGAAGATGAATATATCATTCACCAGAATGAAGATATCAGGATTATAAATGATGAAATTTTCCATGCCGCACAGGACGAAATGAAGTATAGAAAAGACTTTTTTGAACATGAAAAAAAATATTCTACTGTAAATATTCTTAGTAATCTTTTCTATTGTGGTAACTGTGGTTCTGCCATGAAAAGAATGCAAAGAAGTGATAAAAAGGGATTGTTTTATTACGTCTGTAGCGGGAGACATAAGGATAAAACCATCTGCCAGGAATATAATTACATAAAAGAAATAGATATTTTGAATTTTATTAGTAATTCTATTAAAAAAGTTGATGTTGTTGAATATGGATTAGAAATTAAAGATTTATATAACTGGTATATAAAGAAAAATTTAGGCAATGATTTACAAAATCAACTTCCTGAAATCGAAGAAAAAATTAATAAACTCAAAAAACGTAAATCAACATTCGCCATAATGCTTGCTGATGGAGATATTGAAAAAAATGAATATAGAAAATTAAAAAGTCAAACAGAAATCGAAATAAAAGAGTTGCAGGCCAAAAAAAATAGAATTATTAATCTAAAAAACGAGATTGATAAGGTTTGGATGATTTACAATGATTTCCAAAAATCAATAAAAAATTTTGATATTCACAAAACAAATAATGCAGAACTTAGAAAAATAATAAAAAAAATTACCATCCAAACAAAGGATGGTAATAAAAATATTTTTATCCAATGGAATAGTGGAATTCATGACTTGGATTTTGGTGATATTTTTGAAGAAATATTATTTAACAAACATGGGGATAGTATGGAATATTTTTCCGAAGATTATGTTTGAAACAGGGTTAAAACCCTGTTTTTTTGTTGTACTTTAGTTAAATTGTCTCTCGACATTTCCGGGCAGCGGCCTGTGTCCAT